ATGGAGGATCAGCCGATGCGCATCGCTCACGAAGTGCCGAGGGTATGGGTAGCCAATCTTGAGACGGGTGAAATAAAAAAGCCAATTCTAAAAGTCACACTATGAGCGAACTTGCGAACACACAACGAAATCGGCAGCTTGTCATGGATGCCATCTGCCATGTCTACGAGATCACAGAAGAGCAGCTGTGCAGTCGGCGCAGACTGCGCGAGATCACATCAGCCCGGCAGATGTACTACAAAGTGGCGCGGGAGCACCTTGGCATGACCTACACAAGCATTGGCTCATCTCTGCGCAATGAACACCGGCCCTATGACCACACGACCGTCATGCACAGCGTGGCACTTGTGAACGGCCTCATCAGCGTTAAGGATTCCGACATCATCTACCAATACGAGCAAGTGATGAGCTACATCCGGCAGCGTGCCAGCGTGGTCTCCACGATCATGGTGAAGGTAGGTGCCGACCAACTGCACAAGCTTCTCACGTTCCTACAACGAGAGGAGATCACGTTCACGATCTTGGAAAGCGTAATTTTGCAACAGACGAAAAACGAAACAAATGGCACTGAACAAGCAGGAGATGATTGATAAGGCTCTTGCGATTATCCCGCAAGAGGAATGCGTCACACTGGAAGAGGTGTGGCTATTTCTTGGCATCACACGCACCACGGCATTCAACTACGAGCTTAACACTGTTAACGAGATAAAAGAGGCTGTCCAGAAGGAGAAGATCAAGGTCAAGAAGAAACTGCGCCGGAGATGGCGTGACAGCGACAACGCCACACTGCAAATCGCCGAGTTCAAGCTCTGCTCTGATGACGAGGAACTCGCACGACTGAACACCCAGAAGGTGAATGCTGACATCGCAGTCACCGGCAAGGGCAGGGTCATCATGGAACTCCCGGAAGATGACGGCGCAGGCTCCTGACATAAGGGTCAAGCTGACGCGTCCCGCTGCCATCACCGTGAAGGCACTGGCCGGCGATAAGCGGTATATCTGCCATGAGGGTGGGTCGAGGTCGGGCAAGACCTTCGGCATCATCCAGGCACTGATCTTCTGGGCAACCAACAACGACCGGAAAAAGATCAGCGTGGTCAGCCATTCGCTCCCGCATTTGAAGCGTGGTGCCATGCGTGACTTCTTCGACATCCTTGAGTCATGGGGATGGTATGACGAGGAGCAGCACAACAAGACCGATGCGATCTACACCTTCGAGAATGGGACATATATCGAGTTCTTTGGCCTTGAGGATCATGACCGTGCCAAAGGCCCGGGCCGTGACATACTATTTTGCAATGAAGCGAACCTTCTCTCAAAGGCTCTCTTCGATCAACTCGACATGCGGACGCGGTTCAAGGTCATCACTGATCTGAACCCATCCGACTTTGACATCTGGTGCTACCACCTCGCTGACTCGGATGATGCCATCAAGGTGCACAGCACTTACCGCGACAACACGCATCTGCCCGAACCACAGCGCAGGGTGATCGAGGGATACCAACACGCTGACCCAATGATGTGGAAGGTCTTTGGATTGGGGGAAAGAGGAGCGAGTCAGGAGCAGATCTACACGCACTGGAAGCTTGTGGACAATGTGCCACAAGGTGAAGTCTTCTACGGGCTTGACTTCGGCTTCCGCAACCCAACTGCAATGGTGCGGGTCACGCTGGCAGATGAGTCGCTTTATGTGCATGAAGTGTACTATGAGAGCGGCATCACTACCGGGGAGCTGACAAGCGTAATCCCTGACAAGGTACCTGACCCGTACAGCGAGATTTACTGCGATGCCGCCGAACCAAAGACCATCGAAGAACTTTACCGGCAGGGACTGAACGTGAAGCCTGCCGACAAGGATGTGTATGCCGGCATCATGAAGGTGAAGTCGTTACCTTTGTTCGTGACATCGAGCAGCGTCAACTTGATTCACGAACTCAAGAAGTACAAGTGGAAGACGGACATGAACGGCAAGGTCATTGACAAGGAACCCGTGAAGATGGATGACCACTTGGTTGACGCAATGCGATACGCAGTGTTCACGAAACTAAAACAGCCCAGGCTCACCTGGGGAGTGATATGAGCATAATCGACAGAATTTTCAGGAAGAAGGGATTGAACCCGGCATCGATGCAATATGCGTTTATGCCCATGAACCAAGGGCAGATCCTTCAGCAATTCGATGCGCAGAAGTACACCGATGCGTACCAAGATAACGCTGATGTCTATGCCATTGTGAGCTTCCTTGCTCGCAAGGCGGCGAGCATTCCGTGGTATGTGTACGAGAAGAAAACCGGCACAAAGGCACGGGTAAGCCTTGAGCGATACAAGCACCTGACGAAAGGCCTCGGCAATCCGGGTGCGCTTGATCGCGCCATCCAAGAGCGCAAGGCTGCGTATGATGAGAGCATGATCGTGGAAGATTCTGCGGTTGCCAATATCCTGAAGAATCCCAACGGATACCAAGGTCAAGACCAGTTCTTCGAGCAGCTTTTCGGCATGCGCTTCCTGACGGGTGAAGGATTCATCTGGGGCAACGATGGCAACATTGACGAGGGGGAGTTCACCGAGCTGCTTGTCATGCCCAGCCAATTCATGGACTTGGTATCTGACCCGAATGACCTCTTCGGTGTGCTCGGATGGCTCTTGACTTCCGGCAATGGCAACATTGCACTCCAGAAGTCGGATATCCTGCAATGGAAGAGCTGGAACCCGAAATTCGACTCGGTGACCCGTCCCCACCTTCGGGGGGTATCGCCAATTCAAGCAGCCTGGAACAACTACCTCATGGGCGTGGAGAGCCAGAAGGCTGCTGCCAAGCTCATGGCCAATGGAGGCGCAAAGGGTGCACTTGTGCCAAAAGCAGTGGGCAACCAGATCCCGCTTGTGGACGAGAAGACCGCCGCCAACATGCAGCGGGCACTCGCTGACCGGGTGAACAACAACGACAGATACGGTCAGGTGGCCATGCTACAAACGCCGTGGGAGTTCCTCAACTTCGGTCTGACCTCTTCCGAGATGGCACTGATCGACACGATGAAGTTCAGCCTGGAGCAGTGGTGCCGGGTGTTCTCCATGCCGGTGGTGCTGTTCTCTGCTGACAACATGGCCGACAACAACTACCAGAACGCACTCCGCGATCTTGTCACGAACACCATTGTGCCAATGTGCGCACAGCTTCGCGATGAGCTGAACAAGTGGCTGGTGCCGCGGATGGGTGACAAAAACGTCTTCATCGACTTCGACATCATGGCTTTGCCTGAACTGCAAAGGGACATGGAGAAGATGGTGAACGGCCTGCGCTCCGCTGATTGGCTGACATACGATGAGAAGCGGGTGGCGATGAACTACGAGCCAAAGGGTGGTGCGTATGATGCCGCATACATTGCGCAGGGCCTCATCCCCATCGACCAGGCTGCAAGTGATTTGAGCGGCGAGGACATGCTCGGAGAGATATGAGCGCAGATGAATTGCATATCATCCACACGCTCGTGATGGCACGCTTCCCTAAGCTGCCCACCGAGCGGGGCTGCATCACCGAGAAGCGCATGAGAGACGCTGCGAGAGAAGCATACCGGACAAGACTGATACATGACATCACGGCAAAGAAGATCCTACTGGAGGAGATGGCATCAGCTTCTAAAGAAGCATGAGGATGAAGGTCTGCCCAAGGTTCAGCGTGCTCTCACAAAGCAGGCCGAGCAGTTCATTGCCAAGGCCGAAGAGATAGGCTTTGACCGTGCTTTTCAGCAGTTCACGCTGCTCGATGAGAACCTTCTGAATGTCATCAACAAGCTGCACAAATCGGTCGCGATGGAGTTTGGTAGGCTGACCAATCAGCAACTTAAGAAAGGGCAGAAGGTCTCATTCTTCAACGCAAACTTCCTGCTCACGATAACCGAACTATTGACCAAGCAGGCACTTGATTTGCTTTCACTGATCGAGCAAACGACAAAAGACCGGATCCTGAACATCTTGGTGCAGAGCACCGCCGAGAGATGGGGATTTGCCGAGATTGCCCGGCGCATCACTCCAGAGGTGGCATCGGCGGCAAGGGCATTGACTATCACCAGAACAGAGAGCAACCGTGCTGCCAATCTTGCCGCCATCGAGGCCGCAAGGCTGCAAGATTACGAGGTGACGAAGGAGTGGATCAGCGTGATGGACTTCCGCACGCGCCGGTTCAGCGAAAAGGATCAGTACGACCATGCGCAGCTCGATGGCAGAGTGGTTGAACTTGATCAGCCATTCACGCAGCTCGGCAGGACGAACGGCATCACGGCATCGGCTGACTACCCACTTGACCCGGCAGCTCCTGCCGCTTTTACGATAAATTGCAGATGCGTGCTCGGCTTTGAAAATAAGCGGGACGCACAAGGACGATTGATACCAAAAAGACGATAGCAATGCCAGTCGAACAATGTAGCAACGGAAAATATCGCATCGGTGACGGCGAATGTGTGTACAACACCGAACGTGCCGCAACCCGTGCATATCAAGCCTATCTTGCCATCGAGGCGAGCGAGGCTGACGATGACGATGACGATGATGATGACGATGACATGAAGGGCATCGTCAATGCCATCATGCACAAGGAAGAGACCTACAACGACTACCCAGAGGCGGCCACCAACAACGCCAAGCGAGCACTGAAGTACAAGGAGGAGAATGGTTCATCGTGCGGCACACCGGTCGGATGGACACGCGCCAATCAGCTCGCCAACCGAGAGCGCATCAGCCGTGACACCATCGCTCGGATGGCATCCTTCAAGCGTCACCAGCAGAACAAGGATGTGCCATACTCCGAAGGCTGCGGAGGGTTGATGTGGGATGCCTGGGGCGGTGATGCAGGGGTTGATTGGGCAATTCGTAAATTGCGTCAGATTGACGAGAAAAATACAAGCATGATCTACGGATATAAGCGCATGACGCAGGATGTGAAGGATGTCGATGTCAAGAAGGGCATCGTCACCGGTTACTTCTCTGCCTTCAACATAAAAGACTCGGATGGTGACATCATCGTACCCGGTGCCTTCCAAAAGTCACTCAATGAGTGGTTCCCGAAGGGACGCATCAAGCACCTTCTGAACCATGACCCACGGCAACCGCTGGGTAAGATCATGGAGCTGAAAGAAGACTCTTATGGCCTTTACTACGAATCACAGATCGGCACTCACACGCTGGGCCGCGACTTCATCAAGATGGTCGAGAGTGACCTGGTGAAAGAGCACTCCATCGGGTTCAACGTGAAGGGCAGCAGAAAGGGTAAGGATGCCACTGAACTCTATGACGTAGTTTTGTATGAAGGAAGTTCTTTGACGAGCTGGGGCGCAAATGAATACACGCCTATGCTCGGACTGAAATCAATGGATGCAAGGATCGAAAGAGTCAAGAAACTTGAGAAGTTCATCAAGCACACTGATGCGACAGATGAAACCATCGAACTCTTGATGCTTGAGATCAAGCAGCTGAATCAACTCATCGAAGATTTGAGTAGCAAGTCGGCAGTCGCAGAGACACCGGCCGAGCCAAAAGTCGAGGTCGATGTAGCTAAAAATGCTGCCAATGCACTCGATATTTTGATACTCAAACATTTTTAAACAATTTTTACAATTTACCCAAAATGGAAGTAAAAGACATCGTCAGCGCA